CCAGTTGAATGCGTCTGAAGAACCACAGTCCTCAAAGGGACAGGCTTGGTGTGGATTATCTGCCATCTACTTCTCCCATCGGTAAAATATGTGTCTGTCTATTCGTGTAGTCTTTGTTTTTGTTTTCGCCCATGATGGTCTCACATAAGTAGCGTGATAGTGTGTTGCTCCCTCTGTGAAATCCAAAGTTATTGTACCATACAATACCATTCTTGCATAGCGTTTTGCGTTATACCACTCGTCACTTTTTAAATCAGGTGTGTCATTTTTGCCATCGCAGAACCAACTGAAACTACAGCGATTGATTATGGGTTTGTTTGTTCCCTTGTGTGTAACAGCCTGTTTAACCACTTCACATACTGTGTCTGGAAAACGGCTGTCTTCCACCCTATTCATAACTACTTGTGCCACAGCTAGTTGACCTACCATAGACTGAAACTTTGATTCATGGTAGATGTTTGTTGCCATACACATCAACGCTGTTTCTAGTATCATCCGTTTACTATCCCTGTTATGTCATAGTGTGCATACAATAGCATACCACCTACAACTATTACAACAACAACTATAACTATTAAATCTTGCACGTACTCTTTAAATTTTTTATTTTGTTTCGTAAGAGGACTACGTAATCTTTTCATACAAATATTACTCCTCTAAGTATAAAGTTAAGAAAAAGTGTCCACACAATTAGTAACACTATCATACTTATCAATGCTTGTCCTTCATTCATCACAAAAGTTCCTCATAAATTTACAGTTGTTAAATCTTTTACATACTCTCTCATGCTTTGCTGTCTCCCAACACTCTGCTCTTGGAAAATACTTTTTAGTAAATCTCTCAAACGTATCGTCCATCATCATCATTAGAACCACTGGAAGGACAAAGAAGCCTAGTACAATAACAGTAAAAGCAGGAAAGAATCCTTTGTTGTGATAAGGTTTATCACTCATTCTTCTTTAACTCCTCTTCAAGTTTCTCTTTTAGTTTATCTTTTAAGTCATCAGCTTTCTTTTTATCTTCTTTATTGTTACCAAAGTCTATGATAAACTCAACATGCTCATCAAACCAATCTTTATGCTTACTCATAATTATATTCCTTTTCTCTTGTTTAATCCTTTTGGGTCATACTGGTCTTCGTATATTTCATCTGGCATAAACATGCTGCCTGTGCCATCATCAAACCAGTTATTCATAAACATTATAATAATCAGTGTTATCATAATGTAGCTGAACCATTTTACAAACCATATGAATAATCCATAGGCTTGCTGTGCCTGTTCCAAGGCTTGTTGTTTTACATCGTCACTCATTTTCTCCTCATTTCTAGTGCAGACTTTGCTGTGTTAAAGTTATGTTTGTTGTAAGGGTTAAGGCTCTGCACGTTCCTATGCCCTGTCACAGACATGATTGCTAGTTGGTCAACACCACTGCGTATCAATTCTGTTATTGCTGTCTTTCTAAGGTCTCCCATCTGTAACTCTCTAGGAAGACCACAGAGAGCCTTTACCTCATTCGCAAGGGCAGACACTTGGAAATGCTCAATGACGCTGTACGCACCGTCTGAGGGTCTCTGATAGGGTAATACATAATCTTGGAATCCCCAATCCTCGTTTTGTTGGAGAAGTAGTTGCTCCAACTTATCTTCAAGAGGTAGTTGTACCGTTGCACCACGCTTAGTCTGTTTGATTGTCACCATTTTATTATCAAAGTCGATAGATGACCACTTCAACAGGCGAATATCGACAGGTCTCTGTCCCCATTCGTAGCAAAGTAGGGCAAGCAATCCAATATTTCTGTATTTAAACTGTGAAAAGGCTGTCTCAACGAATAATTCTACCTGTTCTTGTGTCCATACGACAGAACGTGGCTCGTGTGACCTCTTTTTAACCATAGACATTGGGTTTCTGTCCATCAAACCAAGAGATATACAGAAGTTTATCAGGACAGAGAAGATTCTGGAGAGTTGATTAGCATTGTCAACACTCACTTGCTTCACCCAAGTCTCATATAGTTCGGTGCAGTGAGTGGGAGTGAGGTATTTTAGGGTTATGTCTCCCAACTCTCTGCCGAACATCTTTGTCACACATATTTTGTTGAAGCCGTAGGTGTATGTCTTCTGTGTATGCAAAGATAACGAATTAAACTGACCTGTCTTGTAGTAGTGAGCAAGAACTTGACGTAGGTTACTGTTAAGGTCTATGTTACCTGCCAGTATCTTCCCTTTCCTAAAGTCTTCGACCACCTTAATTAGTTTTGGTATCTCGTATCGTGCTGTCCTACCATCTTGAAATGTTTTGTTCTTAACGACACCTGATAACTTAGCGTCCTTTGGTGGAACAAATCTGTAGACAGTAGAGCCGTCTTTAAGTTTTGTTTTTACTGTGTACTTCATGTAGTCCTTTCAAACTCTTCAACATTCTTTCTAAATAAAACATTGCTTTCTCTATGTCTTGCACAGGCTTGCCTTTGTACTTGTACCTGTGTTGGTACTTGATAAAATTGCCATGACAGAAGTAAACGAATCCCTCTTCACCTAATACCTGTCTGATGTAGTCGATACACTCTATACCATTACCATTCGTATAGTGTGGTGGACTATTCACCATGTCATAATACTGTTCTGCTTCCATACGACATTCAAAACAAACACCTTTGTCATCTAGGAAGTTACCACAATGTTCACAATAATCTTTCTTCATCTTCACCTCTTTATAATTAACTTAAAGTAGAAGGAGTCAAGGTTAACTTTAAGTATTACATAAAGTAATATTATACAGTAATAATAAATCCTGTCAACACTCTTCATCAGATTTATTTTCTT